ATGGGTCGATTGGGCTGAACGAGTGGACGGTGTGCCCGACAAAATCTACTCCGCTCCCTGCAAGGGGTTGTGGCTGACGTGCCACTCGATTGTGGGCGAGGAAAGCGAGTTTCAGGATGGCATTCCCAACCGATTCCTTTCGACCGAAAAGTGGTTCAACCCCGCAACGAACCGCATCGAGTACACCCCGGCAGCGGCGGCCAGCTGCAAGTTCATCCTCCGCAAGAACGGGCATCTTATCCAGATGTATCCGCTGGTTGCGGCGACATGGACTAGCGGTGGCCCCGAGGCCAATGTCGGCTCCGACGCCATCGAAGCGGAAGGCGGCGGTCCAGCGTGGACCACGGAACCGCTGACGAAAGCCGCTGAGGACACCTTCATCCGGCTCTACACCGAACTTGAAGCGGCACGCGGATGGGACCCGAAGCGCCCGCTGGACTATCTGCGGCAGCACAAGGACGTGGCCAGGGCGTTCGACTACGCACCGACGGCGTGCGCGAGCGACCGCTACAGCAACGCATGGAACCGGCTGGCGGCCGGAGAAAGGTATGGCGAGAACGCCTTGAAGCTCACCGAATTGCAGACCGAGAACCTGCTGCTGCGAGTGTTCGCGGGCAGCGAGTTCGCCACGACAGAGACGCGCCAACAGCGGCTCGAACGGGCGTTGCGCGAACTGGACAAGGCTGAAACCACGCAGTCCGTCAACGACAAGACCGAGAGCATGGTGCTGGGCCTCCGAGACCACATCCAGAACCACGCAGCCGGCGTCTCCGGCCCGACTCGGCAACACGACCACATCCAAAGCAAGGTGGTAGACAAATGAGCACTCTGAGAGAGTTCTTCAAGACGCCGTTCGGCATCGCTCTGGCGCGCGGGGTGTACTCGGGCGCGGTAATCGGCGGGATTGCCATGCTCACAACGCTCCAGGTGACTGATGACGCCTCGGGCGCGCTGATTGTGGGCGGAATCACCTTCCTGACGACGTTGGGTGCGAGAACGGGCGTAGAGGGTGTCATCGACACTCGGGCGGCACGGCCCTAGAATCAGAGTCGGTTGGTGGACTCTCGACGGAGAGCCATAAAGCACGCGAGGCCCGCTTCGGCGGGCTTTTCGTTTACCTGCTATGGCGACGGCAGAGTCCGCCTTGCCAGCGGCACGAGCGGCACCACAAGGCCCACCAGAGGGCGCGAGCGATCCACGGTAGCCAACTCACGCGCCGCGCTTTAACTGTTGGCAGAGCGCAAACTTCGCCTCGGAGAGTTCGCACGACAGCCAGTAGCCGACGAGCCAAGTACCGACTCGCCGGGCGCCGCACGTCCGGCACAACGGGCCGACCGCGCGCGCGTTAACGCCAAGTACCACTTTGATCCCTTCCCATAGAGAGAGTCTGTAATCGTCGTGCATTGGGCCTCAGCCTTTAGGCTAACATCTCATCGGGCGTCCGGTACTCCATCCGCTCCAGGTCGGCGCCGATGCGCTTCAAGTAGCGGTCGGTGGTTGCGGCTTTCGAGTGCCCGAGGAATTGCTGGACCATCTTGAGGTTCGTGGACTCGGCGTAAAGCTCGCTCGCGGCGGTGTGGCGAAGGCGGTGGACGGTCGCGTTCTCGACGCCCGCATAGTCGGCAAGGTTGCGAATCATCTTCCACATCGTCGTGTAGCCCATCGGAGTGCGGCGAAGGGTAATCCAAACGGGGTCACTTGGGCGCGGTTCGCCGGGAATCCAACGCTTGCGGGCCTCGCGCCACGCTTTCAGCGCCGGGTACGCTTTCGCGCCGATGCGAGCGGTGCGTTCCTTCTCGCCTTTGCCGAGGACCTTGATGCGGCGGTTGGCCCAATCGACCTGGCGCCATTGGAGCGTGACGATTTCGGACGCCCGGCAGCCGCTCGAAAGCAGGAGTAAGAGCAGCGCCCGGTCGCGGGCCTCGATAACGGGGTCGTCCTTGTAGGAGATCCACCGGAGAAGGCGCTGGACTTCTTCGCGGGAGAAGCCTTCGCGGATGAGCTTCGATTGAACGGGCTTGCGGACGCGGCGCATCGGCGAGCGCGCAACGTAGTCCATCATCTCCGCCCAATTCCAGAAGGCCCGCAGATAGCCGAAGATGCCGTCGATGGTGGCGGTACTGAGGCGGTCGCCGCGGTCGCCATCCCGGCGCTTCGTGGTGCGCGGGCGTTCGGCCTCGTGGCGCATAAACGCCGTCAGGTGCCCCGACGTGGCCTCGTGGCAGTAGGTGGCGCCCTGGGCGGTCAAGAAGGGCAGCATCCGCGCTTCCACGGCGTCTGCGTAGGATTTCCGGGTCCGAGGACTGCCGGAGTAGTAGCCATCGAGCCATTCGGAGATGGCTTCCGGCAGAGGGAGGGGTGTCAACACTTGTTGGAAAGCTGACAACGAGACGGATTGGATTTGGTTCACAATCGCTGGCTAGCCCGCCGTTTGCGCATCTGTGAGTGACGTAATTCCGCAGGACTGGTGGGCGATACTGGATTCGAACCAGTGACCTCGTAGTCCGGCGAATATCTGAGCACTCCAGATTCAAATTCCGGGGGCGTCCCTCCTATCAGTGGTTAGAAAGAGAAGCGTCTTGGGGTATCTACGGCTCGGTGGGTTCGTAGGCCCCGAGGACTTCTTCGACCTTCCAATGGGCGTCGGCGTGGCGCTTGCGTTCCGGCCCCGCCAGGAGTTCCCAATCGAGCTTGGTCCGGGGCCATCGTTCGGCCGGCGCGTAGTTCGCGTCCACGAACCATTGGTAGGGGTAGCCCGTCTTTCGGGCGAAGTTCCAGAGGTCGATAGCGTCGATGCCGTTGTAGCCGTTGGCGATGTTCGAGAGCGTGGATGCCGCAGAGAAGCCGATGGCATCCGCCCCGCGCTGGCGGCTCCACCCCAATTCATCGAGCACGTACTGGACTCGTGCCCCCAACGCCTTCTGTTGCGCAATGCGTGCGTCGTCGCGTGGCGGTTTCTTTGGCATGAACAATTCCTCGGTTCCTACATACCGCGTATGCGGCCCCAAGATTAATCGTAGGAAAGTTGTTCCGCAAGTCTTTCCGGTATTGCAGGTAGGTGTGGGCCGGGAGTAGAGTGTGCGGCACGTCACACTTAAGAATGATCATCGGAACACCACTACGAATAAAAGGTGGAACAATGGGAAGCACGTCACGAACTGTCGCCCGGCCGCGTAAGGATTGGACCGTGGTGAAGCAAAAGGCCGATGCCGAGGGGCAATCCCCGGCGCGATTCCTGGCGAAAGTGCTGGCGCGGCACTCGACTTACGAGGGTGCGGCGCGGGAGTTGGGAGTGACCTCGCGGGCGCTTCTTAACTACCGGCGCAGATACAACCTACAGGGGTGATCCAGTGGTTCAGGCGAAGGACTGTGGGCGGGTAACGACGTGCGCGGAGTGCAAGGGGACGGGCCTGCGCGAGAAGCTGGTGCCGCGCGAGCCGGGGTCGGCGTTGCGGTACTGGTCGCTCCAGCCGTGCGAGGCTTGCAGGCCCGCTTACACACAGAAGAGGGCGTGAGATTCGTGAACGACGCAAAAACGATTTCCGCGAACCGAAGCATCGTTGGTGGGGCTGAGAGAGCTTCCACTAGCAACTCGGGGGATTTTCGCACTCTTGACGTGTATGGGCGACAGCACTTCGCACGCATCACAAAAGGCCGTAAGCGGATTCCGAGGTTTTCCGAAGGGAGATGGCTAGCCCGCCGCCTCAACGAATCCGTGGTGGACATCTCAGCCGCAAAGGAGGGCCGCAAAGCCACTGTTAACCAATAGGGGAACGACCGAGAGGCGTCCCGAGCTTTTCGGGGCGCCTCGCCATCTCTAGAGAGGACACCAACCAATGTCTACGACCTATCCCGACGAGCAAGTCCTTCGCAAGCGCGAACTGATGGCGGCCAACCCCGAAATCATGGAGCGGATGGAAGAGGTTATCCCGCTCACCATGAAGATCGCGGCGAGAGTGCTCGCGGACTTGCCGCCGCTGATGCTGGCGAAGCTCGCTGGCGACATTCACGTCATTTCGAGCGTGACCGCTTCGGTGCTGCCGTTCGTGAAGGCGGCGCTGGTTTCGCCGGAGTGGGCGGCTGGCCTTGTCGAAAAATTCGAGTGGATGGATGACGCGGACCCCGAAGGCAACGACGGGATGCCCGCGCTGTTCGAGTGCGCCCGCGAACTGATGGCGGACATTCCCGTTTCCATCGTCCACGCGCCGGAGGTTTCCGATGGGCACCGTGACTGACATCGCGCCGGGAGTGACCGAGGACTGGACGGCTACCGTGGCCTGTCTCTGCTGGGCGGGGAAGCGTGCCGCCGGCCTCGTGTTCTGCCCGGAGCATCACATCTACTGGTTCGGTGGCCAGCGCGTCCCGAGCGTCACGGGCATCTTGCGCGGCCTCGACAGCTACGTCCACGTTGACGCCGATGTGCTCGAAGCGGCCCGCCAGCGCGGAATCGCCGTCCACTCCGCAACGCAATTCGATGACGACGGCGAACTGGACATGAACACGGTGGACGACATGATCCGGCCGTACCTGTTCGCCTGGCGCTCGTTCCGCAAAGAGAGCGGTTTCGAGCCGCTGCATCAAGAGGGGCGCGTGTACTCGCCGAAGTACCGCTATGCCGGGACCTACGACGTGATCGGATTCATGGGCGGCAAGCGCGTGCTCATCGACAAGAAGTCGGGCGACCAGGTGCCGCTCGCCGCGGGGCCTCAGACCGCCGCCTATGCCGCCGCCTACGAAGAGGCTGGGGGCGACCGTATACAGAAGCGGTACGTGGTGCAACTGCGGTCGAACGGCGACTACCAACTTATCCCGTATGGCGCGAGTGACGACCTCCAGTGCTTCCTCGCGCATCTCCAGATCCATCGGTGGCGCGAGGCGCACGCATGAGCCGTTTCGCCGCGACCTGGGCCAAGACGATGAGCGACATCGAGGACACCTTCCGCAAATGGAAGGTTGCCGACTGGACGACCAAGCCGATGCGGGAACTGGACAAGCGCAATCACTATTGGGCGCCGGAGGAGTGCGCGGTCGAAGTCCAGTTCGTCCTTCGCGGCGACACGGTGAAGTTGACGTGCGCCGCTCAGCCCTACTACGCCGACAATTTCCGCGTTCTCTACTACGCCGTCGAAGCGATGCGAATGAATGAGGATCGCGGCCTCACGAACATCATGCGCGACGCCTACATGCAGCTTTCTGCTCCCAAGGCGGAGCGCGATCCGCACGAAATTCTCGGGGTTCGGCCCGATGCGCCGTCCGAAGTCGTAGCAGCGAGCTACAAGGCGCTCGTGAAGCAGTACCACCCCGACGTTGGCGGCGACGCGGCGAAGTTCAAGGAAGTGCAAGACGCTTACGAAAGGATTTCCAAATGACTGAAACCTCGCTAACCATCCCGCCGCCGGATGCGGATATGCTCGCCAACGTGCGGGAGTTCGCCCGGAACGCTCAAACGCTCGTTGTCTCCGACCTCGCCAGCCGCGACGGCGCCGCACTCCAACTCAGGGAAGTGGCGACGTTTATGAAGGTGCTGGACGACAACCGGAAGCAACGCACGCGGCCAATCGACGCGGCCAAGAAAGCCGTGATGGACGAATACAAGCCGGTGGAAACGGAGCTTGCCACGGCCCGGATGGCGATAACCGCCGGCATCTCGACGTTCGACCGGGCGGAGCGCATGAAGGCGCTCGAAGCCCAACAAGCCGCCGACGAAGCCGCCGCGAAAGAACGGGCGCGGCTGGCGAAGCTCGCGGAGAAGGCTGAGGCCCGCGGCGACACGGCAAAGGCTGACGAGTTCGAGCGGCGTTCCGAGTTCGTGGCGACGCAAGCCCCGGTCGCGGTGCCCCCGCCGAAGCTCGAAGGGGTGAGCACGCGCCAGGTGTGGAAGTTCGACGTTGTGGATGCGAGCCAACTGCCGAACCGCTACCTCGTGCCGGACATGGTGGCGCTGGGCGCTGCGGTGAAGTCGCTGGGCGCGGACGCTACGAACGTGATACCGGGAATCCGAGTTTGGGCCGAAGAGACGGCCGTTGTGAGGGGGCTGTAATGGCCCTCCTGCAATCGGCGCAACGCCTAGAGGCCGCCATTGTCGCGTGGACGGAAGATGAGGGGTGGGACGGTCCGCTGATGGACGAATTTACCGGCCCCTCGCTGGACGAATTGCGGGCGGCGATTGATACCGAACCGAAGTGGCAAGAGAACGTGTCGCGGTTACTCGCGAACATCGGCGACCCCGGCCAATGCCGGGGCTGCGGCGCGGACATCTTTTGGGTGATTCACAAGAACGGCAAGCGCGTGCCGTACACGCCCCAGGCGCTCAACCATTTCATCGACTGCCCGAAGGCACAGGAGTTCAAGCGATGACGACTGCATTGACGGTTACCAAGCCCACGGGGCGCGAAGTCGTGTTCACCGCGGCACAAGAGGCCATTGTCCGCGAGATGATGCTGCCGGGGCTGGACCAGCTACAGGCCGACTACTTCCTCGAAGTCTGCCGCGTGCGGCGCCTGAACCCGCTGGCGAAGCAGATTCACCCCGTCATCCATATGGTGAAGAAGAAGGGGAGCAACGAGCGGGAGCCGCGCCTGACGATAATCACGGGCGTCGATGGGTTCCGCCTCAACTCTTCCCGCTCGGGCGAGTACGAAGGTCAGACCTCGCCGGAGTGGTGCGGCGACGATTCTATCTGGCGTGATGTGTGGCTGGAGGACGAACCGCCGAAGGCCGCGCGCGTCGGCGTCTACCGGCGCGGCTTCCGCGAGGCAGTGTACGGCGTCGTCACATGGAAGAGTTACGCACAGTACGTTCCCCGATGGGAGAACGGCCAGCAAGTCGGCTCGAAGCTCTCGGAGATGTGGGACCGCAGCGGGCCGGAGCAGCTGGCGAAGTGTGCGGAAGCCCAGGCCCATCGCAAAGCGTTCCCCGAAGAGTGCTCGGACATGTTCGAGGCCGCGGAGATGGGTGTCGTGGAGCGGGTAGTGTCGGCCGAAGATGAGCGCCGCGCATCGCCGCGCATCCCCGAACAGCCAAAGCGATTGGCTCCTGCCGCCAAGAAGAAGCCCAAGAGCGCCGCGACAATCCAGCGCGATCAGCCGGAGCAGGAGCCGTTCGCCGCCGCCGAAGCAATCGACGGCGAGGTTGTAGCAGAGGGGGGCTTGCCATCGGAGACCGGGCAGTCGGCGTCGGAAGCGCGGGCTGAGCCGGGTTCATTGAACTCCGGGCAAGCCCCCTTCGGTGAGTTCTGGAACGGGCTGGTGAGCCGGAAGCTGGGGCCGATGCCGGATGTCTACGCGGCCATCGGAATCGACGCGAACATGCCGGCGCTGCGGGCCTGGTACACGGAGAACGGCGAATCGCTGGAGCTTCTGGACTACGTTCAGGAGGCTGTTGCCGCGGCGAAGGGGGAGTAGCGATGATTGACCAGGCGCGGCTACAGGAACTGCGGGCTGAGCATCGGCCGATCAGTTGCTATGAGAAAACTTGCGACGGCTCATGCAACCCCGATGAGGAATGCTGTCTCGAATGTGACGGCGACTCGTGGCCCTGCGAGCAATCAGCCATCTTGGACCTGGCGCTGGAGGCTGAGCGGCTGCGAGCGGACTTACGCTCGGCACAACGACAGGCGCGGCACTACATGGTGCAGACGCTCCCTGAACCATCGCCCGACCATCGCGGCGTGTTCAACGATTGCGAAGCGTGCGGGCGCATCCTCGCAGGCACGGAGGCCAAGGAATGAATCGCCTCGTGCGTTGCCCCCTGTGCGAACTCTGGACGCTGCCGGTGCCCGATGAGGCATTCTGCCCGACGCATGGGCCCATCCCCTATCCAGGGCGGCCGAATCCGTGACTCCCACTCGCCATTGGTCCCGCGAGGAGATACTGGCGCTGCTTGGGCCGGTGAAGCCGATAACGGGCGGCGACGTGATGGCCCATTGCCCCGGCCACGCCGACGGGCAGAAGCACAAGATGAAAGGCGGGCACTCGCTCATCGTCCACCCCGACGGGACGGCCAAATGCTTCGCGGGGTGCTCGTGGCCGCAGATTGAAACGGCGCTGGTGGCGCTCGGGGGCAGCCGGTCGCATGGCCACAGGGTAGCCACAATCCCGCCCGTGCGCCCGGCGAAGGACGGCGGCGCGAAGTGGATGCATATCGAGTCCTACGACTACGGCCTGGCGGTCAAGGCGCGGTTCGAGCGGCCTGACCCGGACTCGGAGAAGGGCTACGAAAAGCGGTTCGCTTGGCGGTTGCCGGCCGCGCAGAAGTGGAGCGGGTTCGAGGGCAAGTACAGCGTCCACGACATGCCGCTTTACGGCGCGGCGGAGATTGCCGGCGACACGACGCGCGCGGTGTGGTTCTGCGAGGGTGAGAAGGCGACCGCGGCGATACGGAAGGCCGGCGAAATAGCGGTGTGCGGCGCGTGGGGCGCGTCTCAGCGCGAGTACGGCGATGCGCTCGAGGTATTGCGGGGCCGGAACGTCATCTTGTGGCCTGACAACGACCAGGTGGGCCGCGAGTACATGCGCGAGGTTCGGAAGGTGCTGCGGCCGCTGGCGAAGTCGATTACGGTGGTCGATGCGCCCGTGCCGCCTGGTGGCGATGCCGTGGAGTTCTTCAAGGCTGGCGGCAAGGTCGAGGACCTGCTGGCGGGTGTGGTGTTCGAGGCAACGGTCGATGTGCTGGCGGCGGACCGGCTGACGGTGCGGATGCCGGGCGATTCGGGCGGGGTGATTGCGTTCGAGTTCGCGGACATGCATTACAAGCGCGAGGCGCTGGAGGCGAACCTGGCGGTGCGGCCCTCGTGGGACACGGAGAGCTACGAGCAGTTCATCAACCTCAAATCGCAGAGCACGTTCGAGGGGCTGGTGCGCGTGCTCAAGGGGCTGTTCGCGGATACCGACCGGCCGCAGAACTGGACGCGGGCGGTGCAGTTGGCCTACTCCCGCGTAAAGAAGGCATACGACGAAGTAGAGCGCGCCATCCAGGTCGATTCGCTGCCGGACTACGGCGAAAACGTGTTCATGGTGGACTCGCTGGTCCCGCTGGGGACGACCACGGTGTTCTTCGGGCGCGGCAAGTCGGGGAAGTCAACGCTGGTGAAGGCGCTGGCGCTGGAAATCGCGATGGGCGGTGCGTTTCTCGGCCATAAGGTGAGGCACCCCGGCGGCGTGATTGTGGTGGACTACGAAGATGCGCGGGCGTGCAAGCGCGAGTTTCGGCGCATCCTCTCGGGCGCGGGATTGGACCCGGACATCCTGGGCGAGCTGCCGATTCACTTCTGGCCGACGAACGGCGAGGCGCTGGTTACGCAGATACCGGGCATCCGGCGATTCGCGGAGAAGCACGAAGCCGTGGCGATGATCGTGGACTCCGCGATGCCCGCGTGTGGTGGCGAGCCTGAGAAGCCTGAGCCGGCCCTTTCGTTCTTCAACGGACTCAACTCCCTCGGCCTGACGAACCTCGTGGTCTCGCACGTCTCGTGGGGCGAAGTGGAGAACGGGTTGCGCCGGCCGTATGGCAACGTGGCCTGGGAGAACATGCCGCGGCGCTTGTGGGCGGTCCATGCCGATGTCGAGGCGATGAAAAGCCCGCGTGACGTGATGCTCAAATGCACGGCGACGAACGGCTCGTGGCCGGACCCGATTAGCTACCGGACCTACTTCCGCGGGCATCCCGACTTCGGGCCTATCGAGTTCGTGCGGACTGAGGTTGCGGACACGCCGGAGTTCACGCACGCGCTGCCGATGGATAAGCAACTGGCGCGAGTGCTGGCGGATGAACCGGCGGGGCTGGAGCTTCCGCAGATATGCGAGAAGCTGGCGGGGAACCCGAAGTTGGAAAGCGTGCGGGCGGTGCTGAACCGGAACAAGGAGCAATTCGAGGGCGAGCGCGTCGGCGCCGGGCGAGGGGCGCGGACAGTCTGGCGGCTGATCCAGTACATCCCGGTCTGCACGCGCTGCGGGATGCCGTCGGTCGGGGTGAACGCGACGGGGCAGGAAGCGTGTGAGGTTCATGATGGGTAAGAGAATCGATCTTGGGGTAGCACCCCCGGCAGGGGCACCGTTTCCAGACTTGGCACCCCGGAGCCTTGCGGCGGTGCCGACTGTCGGCAGTGACGGGTTCGTGACATTGCTCCAGGGTGACGCGCTTACCGTGCTGCGGACGCTCCCCGACGGCGCGGCGCAGATGTGCGTTTGCTCGCCTCCATACTGGGGCCTTCGCGACTACGGGTGCGATGGGCAGCTCGGGCTGGAATCGACGCCCGAGGAGTACGTCGCGCGGATGGTGGAGGTGTTCGCCGAGGTGCGCAGGGTACTGAGGGACGACGGCGTTCTTTTTCTCAATATTGGGGATTCTTACGCCTCTGCCACATCCGATCGAACCCTGTCTCGCCCGCCCTCGCGTGCTCCTGCATGTGGCATTGATGGCACAGAACAATCAGGTTCGCGGGTTCCTGGTTTCGCTTGTTTCGGTCTATGTGGTGGATGTTCAAGCGCTCGGGAGATCCGCAGTGCTGACAACTCCCAACCGCCTCGCGCCGTCGCCGCGCCTCTGCCGCTGACAGACCGTGGTAACGGGCATCGGGATTCCGAGCTAGCGCCTCCTGGCGACGGGCTTCTCGGCGCTCAGGTGTCCACCACTCCCGAGTCTTGCGCGCACCCTCTGGATTGCTGTTGCCACTGCTCCAATTGTGGGGCTTGCCTAGCAGTGCTTTCGTCATCTTCTCGCGATGCTCAGGAGTGCGTTCGTACGGGCCAGTACACGGACGGCACTTCGCCGCTCGGGTTGGCTGGCCGCAATCAGGGCATGGGTGTTTCGGACTCGGCATGGGGATATTCTACCACGGCGTCCCTCAAGCCGAAGGACCTCGTAGGAATCCCCTGGATGCTCGCCTTCGCCCTGCGTGCTGACGGGTGGTATCTGCGCTCGGACATTATCTGGAGCAAGCCGAACCCGATGCCTGAGTCGGTGACAGACCGGCCCACGAAGGCACACGAATACCTTTTTTTGCTGAGCAAACGGGAGCGGTATCACTACGACGCGGGGGCGATCCGGGAGAACTGGACTTCGGGGCGCGATGACATGCGAGAGAACGGCATCCGTACCGGAATTGCCTACTGGCAGAACGGCGTCGCCTCGAACGATGTAAAGCCTCGCGCCACGGCCAAGCAGCGCGGGCACTCCCGCCGCCACGCCGGTTTCAACGACCGATGGGATGCGATGGAGAAGTCCGAACAGCAGGTGAACGGGCGCAACAAGCGTTCTGTCTGGACAATCGCCACCGAGCCTTACCCCGAGGCGCACTTCGCCACCTTCCCTACCGCGCTCGTGAAGCCGTGCATTCTCGCGGGCTGTCCCGAGGGTGGCACGGTTTTAGATCCGTTCGCCGGTTCAGGGACTACGCTCCAGGTAGCAAAGGAACTTGGGCGCAAGAGCATCGGCATCGAGCTGAACCCCGAGTACATCGTGCTCATCGAGAAGCGCATGGCGCGGGTAACGACGCCGATGTTCCATGCCTAGGAAGGTGTCTCTTGGTAAGAGAATCGGTCTTGGGGTAGGAAGGAGCCTTTCAAATGTGGATTCATGTACCGAACAGCTACTTAGTCTCTGCACCGGAGCCGGGGGACTCGACCGAGGCGTCCACATGGCGCTCGGAAATGCTCGCACGGTCTGCGTCGTTGAATACGAAGCAAGCGCCATCGAGCTCCTGGTTACGCGCATGGAAGAAGGGCACCTGGACGACTGCCCTGTTTGGACGAATTTGCACACCTTCCGAGGCAGAGAGTGGCGTGGCCGCGTTTCGGGAGTCGTTGCTGGAATACCCTGCCAGCCGCACAGCGTGGCCGGAAAGGGACTCGGGGCAGACGACGAGCGTGACCTCTGGCCTGTCACTGCAACCCTCCTTCGAGATGTTCGGCCTCGATGGTTCTTCCTCGAAAACGTCCCCGGAATCCTCGGGTACTACTTTGAGCGCATCCGGCCCGAGCTATCGGCTATGGGTTACTGCGTTGCGGAAGTCCTCGTCACGGCGGCGGAAGTTGGGGCGCCACACCAGCGCGAACGCCTCTTCGTACTGGCAACCAGAAGGTGCGGAATGGCGGACACCGGACGCTCCGGGGCAGGGTGGGCCACGGAACAGGCAAGCGAGCCGGGGACACGGGCACCAGGAGACGATTGGGGAACAGGCCGAGAACTGGCCCACGCCCCGCTCGGAGGACTCGGAGAGCGCGGGGAACCATCCGAAGGCGACCGACAGCCTGACGGGAGCGACGACCGACTGGCAGACACCAGCGGCGGACAGCTTCCGCAGCCGGGGCGGGGAGCGGGTAGCGGAGATGGGGCTGGACCAACAGGCGCGGGGATGGTGGGCAACACCGAGGGCGGTGGAGGGCAAGACAGGCCCGGAGGGGAGCGCGAGCTTCGCCTACAGGCTGGAGAAGGGGTATCTGGACGCTCAAGCCGAGAACTGGATTACGCCCTCAGCGAACGAGGACACAGCGGGCACGGTGGACGGCCAGATGCAACAGATGCTGACCCACCAATCCAAGTCTTTCCTCCCGGCTACTGCCGACGCGGAGACAACCGCCCCTGCTGGGAAGACGGATGCCCAACCTGCGACGCCTGGAGACGAATCCTTGCCGAGCGCCCCGACCTCGCGCCGGCAACTCAACCCCAAATTCGTGTCCTGGATGATGGGCTGGGAACCATCTTGGACCTCCCTCGCGCCGCTCAGTTGCGACTCACGGGAAACGGGGTTGTACCTCAACAGGCCGCCTACGCCTTCCGGCTCCTCCAACTGGCCCACGCCGGACACGCAGAACATTCGGGGGGGGCGATGAGGGCTGAGACGAAGGGGGCGCACGCGCTGTCCCTGCACCACGCGGTGGAGGGTTGGAGTGCCTAGGAAAGTGTCTCTTGGGCGTATCATCGCCACCAAGAGCGAATCTGCCGCGAAGGAGAAGCCGCGTGCGCGGATGGGGATGGCCGAAGCGAAGGCGGGCGGGCGCTGCCAGTGTGAGGGGTGCGGCGCGTGCAACGGCCTTGCGGGGTTCCCGTGCTGCGCGCTCATCGGTCCGGGGCCGTCGTTGTGCCGCTGGTGCGCTCCGAGGCCGCCTGAATGCGGTGGGTGCCTGATGCATTGGGAGCGGCTGCAAGCGAAGCGAAAGGCGGCGCGGGGATGAGCGGCTACGACTGGCAGAAAGCCCAAGAGCGCCGGGTGAAGCTGCGCGAGCGGCATGGCGTTTGGGAGCCTGCCCACTGCTCCGAGATGTTTGGGGACAACGCAGAAAAGCGGTGCGTGAAATGCGGCGCGCCGCTCACGGGCCGTCAGCAGCGATGGTGCTCGACGGAGTGCGTGGTTTGGTACATGCAAAACCACCTGTTCGGCTCGGCACGCCGCGCTGTTCAGAACTCCGCCACGGCGTGCGCGATGTGCGGGGGGCCGCTCGGCTCGGACATCGAGGTAGACCACATCGAGGCGGCGAACGGCGCACACGCCCTAAAGTCGTGCCTTCACCACCTCACCAACCTTCGCGCCCTTCACGGCCAGTGTCACCGCGAGCGAACCCGCGAGCAAAGGCGGCGGCGGTGAACTATCGAGAAGGGCGCGAAGGTTGGTGAGGTTGCGGATTGGCCGAGGGACGATTCCCACAACGTCGTGCGGGCTGCCCTATCCGGGGAAATGGGTGCGGCGGTGATTGTCGCGGTTCCGGGGCGCATCGATGCACTGCCCGAGGGCGCGAACTACCGGGACACGGGTTGCTCGCTGCATTCGGCGTGTCTCAGCTGCCCGTTCGAGCAATGCCGCTTCGATGGTGAGGGAACCCGAAGCCTCCGGGCTGAGCGCACCAAGCAGCGCGTGCGGGATGCCTGGGTGCGAGGGCTGTCCATCAATGGCATCGCTGCCGAGGCGGGCATTTCACGCCGCTCGGTGCATAGGGTGCTGCGGGAGTTGCGGGGATGATGCTCGTGTTCCGCGTGCCGCTCCCGCCTGTGGCGCTTTCGCCTAACCGGACACGAAACGTCCATTGGTCGGTGAAGCACGCGGCGGTCGAGCAATACAAGCGTGACGCGGGATACCTGGCGCGGGACGCGGCGAACCGGGCGAAGTGGTCGGCGCCGGCTAAGGCGCGCATAAGCCTGCTGTTCGGCCTCAAAGGAAAGGCGACTGGCCTCTACCATCCTTCCGATTGGGATAACGGCGCCGGGGCGATGAAAGCGGCGCAGGATGGCATTGTGCTGGCGGGAGTGTTGCGCGATGACAATTGGGCCGCCCTGGAAGTCGGTAGCATCGCTGCGACGTTCGAGGACGGCCCGTGGGTGGAGATCCGTTTGGAAGTGGTCTAGGGGCCTGTTGTGCTGTGTGTCGGGCGATACGGGGAGGCCGGGACGATGAAGTCGATCCGGGCGATTTCGGCCGCGGTCCGGGGGTTGATTCCGCGGTTTCCGGCCTCCCATCGGCAGATCGCCGCGTTGCTCACTCCGAGTTCGGCGCCCATGCGGCGCTGGCTCCATCCCAGGCGGCCGCGAATGGCGCGGAGTTCGGCGCCGTCGATTACTCGCGAGTGTAGCGCCATCCGTTTAGCTCTCCTTCCATGCGGCCGGTGGCGATGTGCTCTCCGTCCATGTTCGGCGCCGTCACCAGGTGGCGCGGCTTGCAATCCGGGCAGGGGCCGGCAATGGATACCATGCCGGTATAGCGGTCCGGGGTGATGCAAACTTGCCAACGATGGTTACAGCTATAAGCGATTGTGATCGGCATTGCGTAGCGTCCCGTCTTGGTTCCAGTTGTGAGCCGGGCAAACGGCGATTGTCTGCCCGGCTACGGTTTCGATTCGCCATCCGAGCGGCGCGATAGGCGCGGCCGGCATAAGCGAAGGTTGGGCGGCCGGGCATGGTGCCCGGCACTTTTCACAACGGAGCTTCACGGCGTCCCCATGTCGTCGATGGCGATGCATCGCACGGTGTAGGGCGCATCGGTCCATACCTGGGCCTCATCCTCGGCGCATGGCATCGGCTTGCGGTCGAAGTCGGCGCTAAGGGGCTGTTGGGTGATGCGGAGGGCGCTGACAAGGGCCGCGGTGAGCACGGCCCCTATCAGCAACGCGTACCAGGGAAAGCGTTGCGTTGGCGGCGTCATACGGCCGCCTCGGTCAGTCTTGGTTGTGTGACGCGCCTCAAGAGGCACGCTACGGCCTGCGCGCGGGTTGTGTGGCCGTTGGCGTGCTTGTCGGCGTCTCCGGCGGTCCAGCGGCCTTCACGGTGGCGCTGGATGACTTTGCCGGCGTAGTCCACGGTATCGCCTTGCTCCGTGCGGGTCGGCACGTAGACGCGGTAGGTTCGGTAGGCGGTTTCGGATTGGCGGTCCAGGTAGAGGTGGGTGGTCATCGGTGGGCCTCGATGATTCGTTCGAGGGCGGCGGTAACGATGTCCTGGGCCTCGTAGGTGAGCTGGTTCCATCCCCATCGCGCTTCCGTGTTCGGGCACTGCCATTCGACGGCGGCGAGAAGTTGCCCGAGGGCGGCGGTCTTGTTGCCGCGCTTCTGATTGGCGATGGCGTGGGCGCGGTCGTAGGCGCCTTTGCCGTAGTCGCCATTAAACAGCCATCCGGCGCGCTCGGTGAGCGTGCAATCGTTGGGATGGGCGGCGCATTCGGCGAGGGCAAAGGCCCAATCGACCGCGGCGGATTTGCGGTCGGCCAGGGGTGCGTTTGAGAGGTCGGCGATTTGCTTGTGCAGCATGGTCGCTTCCCTCTGTTCGTAGGATTCGGCGGTCATTCCGCGACCTCCACGACGGAGAGAACCTTGACCTTCTCCTTGTGCGACGGAAATCGGTACTGCCAATCGTCCTGGAGCCTGTTCCAGAATGCCTCGTACAAGTCTTCGACTTCCCACGGGGTGTTGAGATTGGCGAATAGCGTGTTGTCCGGCGTGATGCGTTCGGTGCGGGCTGGTGCCACGACCTCGCATGTTCGGGGGTCAAGGCAGATCGCGGTTACGTCCCATGTCTTAGCCATCGTCATGGCTCCTTGTTGCGGGGGTTGGTGTAGTGGTTTCCCGCTTCCTCCCACGCTGGCGGCGTAGGGGATTCGGCCGCTAACCGGGCGGCTCTCATCAGGCGGGTTTACAGGGAGTCCCACGCCAGCAGGCGCAAGCTCGTTCGAATCGGCATGGGTGCGCCAGAGCGGGCGCTGAGCGGTTGCAGATGTCGCAATTAATCACCAGCGGCGTGGAGTGTTCGCGTGATGCGCTGAGCGGCATCGGGCGGGTGGTCGTTTTCACAGCATTGCTCCTTGTGTCGGGCGGAATCCGTTTAGCTCGGTTTCCGTCTGGTAGGTGTCAACGATTCCGTCGAACAGCGTTGCTCGCTTGACGGTGGCGGCCGGCTTGCAAGCTCGGCCAGGTGCAACGCTCATAGGCTCGCCACACTCCGCGCAAAAGCGTTCGGCGTAGCAATCGGCGCAGACTTCCGGAACCATGTTCCCGGGAAGGATTGGACCGCGGCCGCATTCGCACGGGTAGCTTTCGGATGGGAACGGGTCATCGCATGCGGGTTGCTTCGCTTGCATGGCGCGGAGAACGAGCGGCGCCAGGTCGGCGCCCCATTCGTTAGCGATTTCTTGCGGCGTCATCGGACGGCCTCGGCGCGCTTGGTGGCGTGGATGCAATTCACCTTGACCGTGATACGGCCGTGGCGCTCCATACTGGCGAGAATGGCCTGGTAGACTTCGAGGCTTACTCCAAGTCCGTTGACGGCGGAATAGACGAGTCCCGATGGCGCGCCCATCGGTCCGGCTTCGCTCGCTACGTCTTCGATGATGTCCGCGAGCTTGCGGATTGCTTCGATTTGCTTTTCGGCTGTTGTCACGTCTGACTCTCCTTGCGGGTTGGTTGGTGTAGGTGTCCCGCGACCGCCCCGAACGGCCGGTTCCTAACCGGCGCTCGTCAGGCGGGGGGATTACTTGACTCCGAGGGCCTGGCGGTTGGCCTCGCAATACCCTTCCCACTCGGCTTCGCTCATCGGTCCGTTGTCGGCCGCGGTGAGATTCCAAGAGCCGTTATCGGCGCGCTCGTGATGGAACACGCGGCCGGCGGGAGTGATGTAATCCGGCTTGCTTGCGGTGACGGCCTGGATAACGTGCGTAGCGCCGCAGAAGTGGCCCCACTCTGCCCATTCGTCCGCATCGCGGCGCGTGCTGAACACGTTGCGAGCGCCATTCATGCATTCGACGTTCCATAGTTGGCGCGGAAGCGGGTTGTAAGTTCCGCCGGCGCTCAGGGTGTTCGGGGTGTTCATTCGTCAATGTCTCCGTTGGTTGGTGTCGGTCTCTACCCCAAGGGGAACGGCCGCAGCGCTATCTAACTCGACCGGGGTATGTGGTGTCAATACCTACCCCCAAGAAACTTTACCAAACTAGCCTTGTTACGCTTTCCTCAGACTCGCTCGTTACGCTTGTTACGCTTTCGGCGCCCCCGTGTTTCGCTTCCTCGTTACGCTTCCCAGGGCATAAGCGAAACGTGTTCCGCTTTTATCCGTAACGTGTTTCGCTTTCCGCTCCGACAGTGTCTCTTAGATTCAAAGTTGACCGAACTTGACACTACCCCTTACGCTCTGAAGGCAAGGGCGAACCGCTCCAGCGAAGGCGACCGCAGTCCTACAGTGCTTTGGGCAGGCTCTATGCTTACGCCGCATCCAGCCTCCGGCAGACGACAGACGAAATAAAGACGTTTCGCTTTCCTACTCTCTACCAGGTTCAACAGAGATTGATTCTCTTCTCTTTAGTTCCGAAGGCTCCGCCTCCGGCCACTCTGCGAGTGGATTGCTTTCGCTCGTCGCCAGGTCTGCTAGACTCTCCACAAATGGCCAGACAGGACCCTGAGACAGCGCTCGCCGTATTCCAGGAACAACGAGAGTTGGAAAAGCGGGAGCTACAAGAGCGGATACGTGTTGCTCGTGACCGTATGGCCGCGGACGGCGCGCGCAGGCTCGTACCCTTCTCGAAGGACCGGAAAGCCGCGTTCGTCGCCGCTGTAGCGGCCGGCCTGAACGTTCACGCGGCCTGTGACGTGGTGGGAATCGCTACGTCAACGCTCTACGCTCAGCGCAATTCAGATTCAGAGTTCGCTCGAGCGTGGGCCGATGCGCTCGAAGCCTCCACCGCGCCAATCGAAGAGCGGCTGGCGAACATCGCAGCCATCGGCGCAGCTGACAGCATGGCGACCGTGCGCGCCGCTGAGGTTCTACTCAAGCACAGGGACCCCAGGCGCTACACCAAGGCGCCGGCCGTGAGCGCGGAGCTTAGGCAGACCGCAGAAGGTGGGAGCTTCTCAGTCACACTCGGTACCCGCTTGCCGGACTGATTGAACCTAGTTTTACCATAAGAGATATAGTACGAACATCTTTCGGCCGCGATTTTCAGCGTGCGGAGCGAGCGATTTCGGAGCACGGCGAGGCCCGCGGGAGGAGGGTGGAGGGTGGCCCCGGCGTTCCCGTCGCCCCCGCCCCTATTTCCACACTGTCCGTCACCCCCCTATCCTTCTCGTGCGCGCACAACCTTTTTTCTTCGGCTCCTGAAAATGTTATTTACGCGCGCGGGCAACCCCACTAGACTTTCGTGAGTGCTGCTTGGGGCTGGCAAGAGAGGCTATCTCCGTGGTCCGGGCACAGCGTTCTCTGAGTCATTGAGGCGCGACATCTGGTGCAAATCCCGATGGCCTTGGCGGCACGAAATTGGGACGGAGGTGTGAACGGTGGGAATCACTGAGGATGCGCTGAGGGCGGCGGAGGAGCGGTTGTACGGCAAGGACGTGTACGAGCGTGCTGGGGCCGTGATGAACCGGGCGATGGATGCGAGCAAGGATTCCGTGGTCGTGCGCTCTGTGTGCGGAGGAACGGACGCTACTCCGGGGGAAGGTGGGGAAGTTGAAGAGGAAGCTGCGGAAGGCGAGGCGGAAGTGACCTGGCTGCAGCTGAGTGCGGGCCTCTTCGTGCCGATGTCGAGCGTGCTGGAGGTCCGTCGCAACCAAATGGGCGGGCAAGTGCTGCTGGCGAACGGCACTGAGTTCATCCTGTCGTCGGGCTTTCCGCGGGAGGTTTCGACGCGGGTTGTGGCTGGGCTGAAAGACGAATAGAGCGTCTTGGGGTAGGATTTCGCCTGTATGGTGACTGCGACACTCCCGCGCCCCGGCGAGTTGGTCCAGGAGAATTGGGACACGACCGTCCTGATGCCGGGCGATGGGAAGAAGGTCGTTTCGGAGTACCGGCCCTGGCCGAAGCAAGTTGCGGCGCACCAGGCGCGGGCGCGATATGTCTGCTACGGCGGTGCGCGCGGTCCGGGGAAAACGGTCTGGCTGGCGGAACACGCGAAGGCGATGATGCTGCGGTATCCGGGGATTCCGATTCTCGTCGGGCGCAAGGACCTCATCGACCTCAAGCGCACGACCATCGTGGAGTTCTTCAAGCGCACGCCCAAGGAGTTCTACGACCCCGCGTATGGCGGCCAATGGAACAAGGGCGAGCATTGGGTGCGCTTCTTCAACGGCTCGATCTGCTACTTCGGCGAGTTGAAGGATTGGGAATCGTACAAGTCGATGACCCTCGGCTGGATCGGTGTCGATGAGGGCAACGAGGTCGAAGAGGAAACCTACATCAACCTCGACCCGACGCTCCGCTGGACGACCGGGAAAGGGACGTGCGAGCGTCCGGAGTGCCGGGCGCTCGGTGAGTTCGCGCGCGAGCACAACGAACACCCGTTTTACCAGCTGGCGATGGCCACGAACCCCGCGCCGGGGTGGGTGAAGGAACGCTTTTGGGACCCGTGGAAGGCCGGGAACGAGCGCCCGAACCATTCGTTTGTGGCGGCAACGAGCTTCGATAATCCCTCGTTGCCACCTGATTTCATCCCTCGATTGCTCGAAAACCACACGAGCCAATGGGTTCACAACTACGTCTACGGCGATTGGGCGAGCTTCGAGAACATGGTTTGGCCCCGTTTCAGCCGGCCGGACCACGGTTGGCGCGACCCGATCCCGTTCGGCAAGTTCACGAAGATTGAGGGCGGAATCGACTACGGCGGGACCACTTCGGAGGCCCACCGCACCGCCGCCTACCTCACCGGCCAGCTTCCCGGCGGCCAACTCGTGACCTTCTGGGAGTATTCCAAGCAGGGCGGCGCCTCGAAAGATTTCTTCGCCACCATTCGCGCCGTGAACCGCCTCTACCGGGTGAATCGGTGGTGGGCGGACTCTTCCCAGCACCGCGCGAACGAGCTTCTGCGGGGCGAAGGCGTCGCCGTCCAGGACGCGGCCCGCTACAAGGGCGCCGTCAAGGACGGGTTGAACTCCGTTGACCGCGAATTGACCGGGCCGAGCTTGTTTGTCGTGGAATCGGCGTGCCCGCGGCTCGTGAGCGGCATCGAAAGCTACCAGCTGGACCCGAAGACGGGCGAACCGACCGCGAACCAGGACGACGATGAAGTCAACGCCTGGCGCTACAACATCTTCCACATGGTGCGGGAGCGCGGAGCACTGCCCGCCGCCCAGCAATGGACCGTGAAGGGCGCCGCGGGCGGAGAGAAGAAGCCCCTGGCCTCGCGAGCGATGGCCGAATACCGCCGCCAGAAGCAAGAACGGCTGCGAAAGCAATACGAAAAGGTCGGAATCGGGAGGGATTAATGGCCGCGAAGAATGACGCGCGGATGCTGGATTACCGGCCCGGCCGCAAACGCTATGAAGAGAAGCCTGAGCACTACATTACCGGGAAGGTGAAGGACGCCGCGAGCACGATGGGCAAGGCTGGCGGCAACGTCTCCGCCGGGGCCATCGCCACCCTCGGGCAAGACCTGAAACAGAACCAGCAAACGCAGACCGACAGCATCGACTACATGATCGACCTGTTCCGCGGGAAGCACGACCTCGGCATCCCCGCCGACAAGCGCTTCGTGAACTTCGACGCAAAGAGCGCGAAGCCCGCGGATATCATCTTCCGCGTGATGGGGATGCTCGCCACCCCGTTCAAGTTCCAGTTCATCCCGCCCGATGGAACCTCCGACGAAGCGGTCAAGGCCGACGCGATTGAGGCTCACCTGAACGCGTTTTACCCGTTTATGTTCCGCAAGTACGGCGTCCGCTTCGACCTCCAGTCGCTCTGGTGGCAGCTGGTGGGCGGGACGTCGTGGATTCAGCAGACCTACCTCCCGTTCTATTGGGACAAGACGTACATGCGCCAGGCGAAGGCCGAAGGCGACCTCGAATACAACTCGCGCGTGGCCGGGTATCGCGGCTACATGGGGCCGCCGATCATGGTTCAGTCGTTCGACCCGCGCGTCGTGTTCCCGATTGACTCCCCGATGGGCATCGAAGCCCACGTCAAGGAGTACCGGGTGCAGCGGTTCGAGATGGACGCCGCCTTCGCCCGTGTCGGCAAGCGCGTCAAAACCGACCGCAACGGCAAGGTCACGGACATCGAAACGAACCGGCCGGGCCAGATATTCCCGCCCGATTCCGCCGGCCCCGAGCAGAACGCCGACACGCAGAGCTACTACGAATACATCGATGACGTGATGTGCTACTACGTCGTCGGCGACCGCATCGTCCACAAATGGGCGCACAACGGCGGCATCGGCCTTTTCCCCGCCTACGGCCTGCAAACAGGCATGGTGGACTCCGCGATGAAGGCGGTCGGCCTGCTCTACGCCGTTCGCAACGAAATCCCGCAACTCGACTTCGCCCGGACGATGTGGCTCCAGGCTGCCTACCTCACGGTAAACCCGCAACTGTGGGTGCAGCTGGCGGACACGGATGACGTGCTCCGCGACGAATCCGGCGCGCCCCAGCAATGGAACATCGAGCCGGGCACGGTGAAGCAGATCCGCGGCGTGCTCGTGAACGCGCTCAAAGAGTTCGGGAGCGGCATAGACTTCCGCGCGTTCGTGGAGATGCTGGCCGGCGACATCGACCTGGCGACGCTCACCCCGCTCGCTCGCGGCATCGCCGGCGCCCAACAGCCCGGCTACAGCATTAACCAGCTTTCCCAGGCCATGCGCCTCATGTGGAAGCCGATCATCGAATCGCTCGAACTCCAGCGGTCGCTGATGGCGGAACACTATCTGCGGATGGTGAAGGGGCCGATCGGGCAGGACTGCAGCATCTTCGGCGAGACGGAGATGAGCGAAGAGGGCCGGCGGACGGGCAAGTATTTCAGCATCTCGCCGAAGGACATCCCCGAATTCTTCCGCGTCCAGGCCATCGTCAACCCCGAACTGCCCATCGACACCGCCGGGAACATGGTGACGTGGAGCGAGATGGCGATGAAGGGCTACGCCTCGTTCGAGGAAGTCACTCGCGAAGGCTTCAACAAGACGAACCCCGTGGCCCGGAAGAAGCAAATCAACAAGGACATGTTCGAGCGGGCGATGGCGCCGAAGATCTGGGAGGACGCGATGGCCCTCGGCCGCGTCAAGCTCACGGCGGAAGTCTTGAAGGCATCCGGCGCCGACAAGCTCAACTCGGTGTTCTCGCAGGATGTCCAGGTACTCAAAAGCGCTGGTGATGGCGGGGCACCATCCGGCGCCCAGCCCGCCGGCGGACCGCCACCGGCTGCCGGCGGGCAACCCCCTTCCGCGATGCCGATGGCCGGCGGGAGTGGCGGCACGGGCATCCCGCCGACCACGGGCGCAAATCCAGCCGACCCGCGGCCCGGACCGAGGATGGGCGACGGTGCCTAAGACCGAACTGAACCCGATGGAAGCCCTCGTAATCGAGATGTCCGATTACTACGTGGACGCCGTGCTGGCGATGACGAAGCACATCGCCCCCGTGCGCCCGTGGTGGCACACCGAACTCTCCGCCGACGAACAAATCTGGCGCTACCTCGACATCCGCGAGGACGTGATGGCGTGGGTGATGGTGGCGGGCGTGGCCCTCGGCTACGAATCCGGCGACGAAGTGCTGGCGAACCTGGAGGACATCTTCACGGATGAGCGGCTGGTGGACGCCATCGACCCGATGGTCGCCATCGCCGTGCCCCACGTACTCATCGAGGCCGTGCAATCCAATGGTCCGAAGGAAGCCGCCAACTGGATTAGGCGTCTCGAAAAAATGGCTGAGGGAAGGGCTAAGGCCCTCGGCCTCTTGGAGGCCAATCGTGAAGTCAATGTCCCCGAAGCGCCCGATGTTCCACCCCCCTACGAGGTGGCAATCATCGATTCACCCGGATTCCCGCTTTATGGGGGCGCTCCTACCGAGGACTTTTAGCGCCCCGGAAATTCGCGCGGCCCTTCGCCATCATGTCCGCCGTGTTTTCTGCCGTTGTGCCAGCGCGCAGGTGGGCCGGTCGCACGCAAGGCCGGTTGTCGCACTTGTGCATTACCACCGGGCGATCCGGCGGCAGGGCGCCGAAATGAAGGATGTAGGAAAAGCGGTGGGCGGAGATGTAGTGCTTGCCGTCCCAAAACGCACCGTAGCCGTTCGTGGCGAGCGCACCCGTCCACTCCCAACACCCGTCGCCCTGAGCCACCATTGACCAGAACACTTCTTCGCGGCTTGGCCGCTGCGTGCGCCCCGTGCGGCGCATCCGCTTGTAATGCATCCCACAGAAGCCCCGCTTCTCCGGTGCGCGTTCACACTCGGGAACCGCGCAACTCGCCGCCTTGGGCACCACAGGGGGCCTCGGAGCGGGTTTCGCCCGGACCGTCTCTAGCGAGCCGCCGTTCTGCATCCTCTGGTAGTGCAAGTTGCACCAGCCGTGACCGTAGTGCGGCCGCTCACAGTCCGGGACCGTACACCAACGTTTCGGCCTCATGCGGCCTTCTCCTGGGCGACCGCCCCGGAGCAATGGCACGGGACGCGCGTCCAGAACCGAATGGCGCTGCCGGGTTCGCGGCGCACGAGCTTGTCGCGAAGGCCGGTACCTCCGCACTTCGCGCAGGGCTTAGGGAACTCGATGATTAGAGCGGACATGACAAACCCCCTCCGGGCCGGTTGAGTTGGTTGTCACACACATCTCAGGGGTCGACCACGAGAGGGGGCAGTAGAGAATGCTAAGCGGAAGGAATGTCGGAAACAACTCAACTGACCCCAAGACTGAAGATATGTGTGACGCTGAACACACTACGCGGCCCGAATTGCCACGTCAATAGCGCCTTTACCGGCGCATCTGTGTTAACCTCCCGCGCCATGAAGAAGTGGCGCATCGCAGGTGCGGCAGGGGTCGTTCTCCTCTTGGCGGCGGGCGCGGTCGCGGTCGTTACGGTGGATAGTGGCGGCGGTGGCGACACCGATAGGGCCGAAGCCGCCGCACCGGAGGGCGCGCCCCGGCTGCGGGCGGGCGATGTGGCCGCAGTGGTGGGAGAATGGCAGCGGGCCAACCGTGTTCAGGAAGCCCAGGTTGATGAGGCACAGGAAGCGAACTGCCGTGACAAGGCGTACGCCGACAATGCGACACGTCCGGGCGGACCTTCTGAGCGCTGGCTATCCACAGCACTGAGAAGTTGCACCACGGCAAGCCGCTCATCCTCCGGCGGGCCGTACTGCAGCGCGGCCATCGCGAGCTATCGCGGCGAAGGGGTGTGGGAGTGCGGGGCCGTGCGATACGACGAACAGACCGGCCGCATCTGGTACGGCGGCTCCTAGCGCTTGGCCGTGCGCCTCTTCGTGCTCGTGGCGGAGCGCTTTTCTAGGATGGCGGGCTTGGCCCTGGCACTGCCGCCCGAACTGGAGCCGCTGCCAGAAACCGGGAACCGCGCTTCCTCTTCCGCCTCGCTCGCGGTGAGGTCGGTGTAAAATTTCACGAATACGGAGTTGTCGGGGTCCACGCGGAACGCCCGGCGCGCGGGGTTGAATCCGACCTTGCTTGCGCGGAGCGCGAGCGCATGTTCCTCGGGGGAAATCTCCCCGGTCTGCACAAGTCGAATCAGGGCAGCTTTGCGGCTGGCGGCGCGGCCGGTAGACGAGAGCGCGTCCGCACGCTTGAGCACATCCGAGGCGCGCTGGGAATCCTCCAGGGCCATGCCCTTGAAAGCGGGAATCGCGTAGTAATCTGTTGCGAGATCCTTAGCCTTTCGGAACTCGCGGAGCACGGCGTCGTCGCGAGCGCCCGTGACCTTGGCGACCTCTTCGTCTATGTCCGGGTTTTTCCGGCGGAAGTCCGCCTGTAGCTCTTCCAGCTTGTCAAAGTCTGTTCGCCCGTTCGCCATCTCGGCCTCTTCGTAGAGGTCGAAATACCGCGAGACATCGGAATCCTCATCGAACTCATCGGCGGCCTTCATCTCCCCGAGGCGAATTTTCACGGCATCCGAGTACGCCTCGCGGTATGCGTTCCCCGTGAACACGCGGCCCTTGGAGTCTTTGCCGTCGGCGAGGAACTTCCCGTTGGCCGCCATCTTCTGGCGGAAGTCGGCGTTGGCTCGCGTTGATAGATCACCCGTTTCCAGGGCGCGCCGCTCCGCCTCGGACTGATTCTCTTGGATCTCCTCATCCTCGTTGATGATGGATTTCTGTTCGCCCGTGAGTTCTTCGTACGGTTTGCCGTACTTCTCTTCGGCCAGCTTGTCGCGTCGGAAGTTCCTCTCTTCGGAAGGGCTAATCTCGGACGCCTGCGCGCCGATGAACGAGGCGGCCACGCCGGGTGCGGCTTCCGCGATGGGCTTAAGGCTGCGCTGCTCAATCGCCGGTTGCACGCCCTGATTCACGAGGGCCTGAGCGGCAAACGGAATCGACTCCCTCGCAATGTCTGGAACGGTATCTGTGTAGAACTCCTTGCTGGCGAAGTCCCTCGTGATTGGGCGGCCATCGTAGGTTTGCTCACTGAGCAGCGACCATGCGGTAGACATCACCGGGGACGACTTCGAGCGCAGTAGCCGCTCCCCGGCCTCCAGCGGGTCGAAGTTGTCCGGTCCGGGGGCGCGACTGCCAATCTCCAGCCCGTAGCCCACGCCTTCGGCATCGCCCGCCTGTCCACCCACAGCCTGTGCCCCAGCGCGCACCAGCGTCGCGTAGGGGCCGAGAAGGGAGATGTCCTGACCTCCCACATTCCGAATCCGCAGAAAGTTGTTCGAGCGGGGGTCTACATCGGTGTTGTACCCGCGAGCCGCGTTTGCCGCGTAGGTGATGACGGCAGCGGTGGCAGTGAGCTTGATGAGGTGCCGCCGGGCGATGGACCCTTCCAGCCCGCCTTTCGTGAAGGCCGCGATGGTTTGCTCGATGTTCGCCCGAAAGAATCGCGGCGCGAAGAGCGCGATGTTCTCCAAACTGCTTGTCTTAGAACCCGTCCACCCTGACATCCGATTGAGACTGGCTCCGGCCTCATCCATCGCGGCATCCAGCGCCTTGCCGCGCTTGCCCTGGGCGACGGCGCGCTCCAGTTGGTCGGTGGCGAGCGTGAATCGGGAGTAGTTGAGATACCGCGCGAACACGTCGTTGGACCAGTCCGCGACTCCGGCGGCCGCGCGCGTCGCCGGGCCGAGCTTGTCCTTCCATCCTTCGGACGCCGGGAACATATATTCATCCGTCTGCAAGGGCGTTTCGTCGGCGTAGTGGATGCCATGCTGGATGAGCCACTCCAGCGGATCGTCCTCCACCCCGGCCCTCGCCAGCGCTTCGCCCGCTCGCGCAACTTCCCCCTCCAGCATTTCGTAGTATTGCTGCGGGTGCTTCGTCGCAGAGGCGATGGTGTTTCCCATGCCCGTAAACGCCTTGATGAAGTTCTTTGGGTTCGATTCGAGAAACCCGATGCCCTGGTTCATAAACGCCGAAATGTCGGCGGCGGCGCGCATCGGGAGTGCGACCGCGTTGATGGCGGCTGCCTGCTTGCCAACCGCTGCTTGGTCTAGCCGCGTGGAAGAGAGCAGGGAGTCAAGCTCGCCCGCCACGTCATCGGGGAAGGCGAACGCCTCGCGGCCCACCATCCCAAGTCCGCTGTCCGTCGTGCCGACGTATTTGAATTTCTCCAAGAGCGGGTGGTTGGACTTGAGAGCGCGGGCACCGAAACCTCGCAGCGCTGCGTCCTTCTCCGCCAGCGGCTCAATCATCCGCGCCAGGTAGTTCTCCTGCGCGATGCGCGCCTTCGTCCGCATTCCCGCCTTAAGCGCATCCCACGGCTCCGCGTACGTAATGCCCGCCTCGGTGCCAGCGGCGACACTCTCCTGTGTTCTGGCGGAGATGCGAGAGCGACCGATGCCGGGCTTGCCGCCACTGCCCTTGCTCGCACCCTTCGGCAAAAACTCCTCGTTGATTTCCTTGCCCACCACCTTGCGCGGCCAGTATTCCCCGGTGCCCGTCGCACGCTTCGGGACTTCGCCGCCATGGACACTTACGGTGTCATTCCACCGCTGGTTCATCGCCTGCACAGCATCGAGCACGGAGCGCTGTTCGGCGCTGAGGGATTCACGCACCGCAAGGGCTTCCGCTGTTGCGCCTTCCGCAACGTCCTCAATCGGCACCTTCGTCCCTTCGATGACCCACATGTCATCTTCGGGGACAATCCGCAGTCCGGCGCGCTCAGCACGGGCCTTGAGGCGATCCACGGATGCGCCCGTGGCCTCGCGGACGATTTGCTCCGTGCGCTCCATCTCCGTCCTCACGGCGTCCACATCAGCGTTCTTCTTCACCTGCGGCTTAAGGCGTTCCATGCGCCCGCCAAGCGCCTCTTCGCGCTCAGCCACCACCGCATCGCGACCCCGGCGGCGAAGCATGTCAGTCATCTGGCGCGGCTCGTTTGGCTCCAAAAGTGCCGCGGTTTCGGGCGGCCCTACAGATTCACCGGCGGCGGCTAGCGGGCCTTCGGGGGCGGGGGCCTTTGCAGCGTTTTTGGCCGCCAGTTTTGCGCGACGACTGGCGGCGGGACTTGGGGCCTCGGCTGTCGCACTTTGTCGCATGTTGTCGCTGATTGGCGCAGTTGGCAGTGCCTCCGGCGCGCCTTCCGTAACGTCATCAATCTGCGCCCCGAGCGGGAACTTCCGCCCCACTGCCCCCGGGTCCAGCCCGCGCCCTACGTAGCGGCTCGCGCGGCCACCGAGCACTCCGAGGCCCGCCGCCTTGAGGTTCTGCTCTGTATCCCCGCCAGAGAGCGCCGAAGCCCCGTAGCCAACCGCGCCGCCGATGACTTCGCGGGCGTACCGGGATTGCGCTATGTCCGCGACCTCGTTCGCCTTCGCAGCCCCGCCGAGGATGCGGCCCGTGATGCTGCCCTTCCGCGCGATAGAGGCGCCGCGCAGCGCCTTGGTGGCGACGCCGGCGCCCACGATGTTCGTCGGGTCGAAGATGAGTTGGGTAGCGAGCCGGTCCACCGTGCCGCGCTGGTTCAGATCCTCGCGCTGGCCTTCAATGAACGGCGTGGCACTGCGGGCGCGAACAGCGTCGCGCGCGTTCGCGAGTGAGCCGCCGGCACCCGCCAGGTCACGCAGTCCGCCGCGGGCGTCGCCAGTAACCGCGCGGCCAGCCAGCCGTCCGAGGCCGACCGGCGACCCTGTGTCGTATGCGTCGCGGCCAGTTTCCGCTGCGGCATCCAAGACTTCCAGTGCCTTGCCGCCGTACTTCGCGACACCACCACCGAGGCGCTTCGCCAGTCCGAGTGCTCCGCCTTCTTCGCGCTCGCGGTTGACCGGCGACATGAGGCTTCGGCCGATGTTGCCGCCGATGGATTGGGCCGCCTTCACGGCTTGCCGCTGTTGGCGGCGCTCCCCGCCGAGGCTGTCGAATCCGCCAGAGATGCCACGTCGGGGCGTCGCGATAGTGGGCGCGCGGGTTCCACGCCGTTCGGAGGCGATGTCGCCCGCCCGCGTCCGTTCCTTGTCGCGGTACTGGTCGAGCGGTTCACGCCCGAAGGCCGATCCCCATCCGAAGAGGGCCACTAGCTGAACCGCCTACGCCCGAACGCGCCCACGGCGTATTGCGTGACCGGCGAGGCCCGGAGCGATTGCGCCACCGCCGTCGGGAAATACTGGCCGGTGCCTTCCACTGCCCCCTGAATCATCTGCTGTTGGTCCGGGTTCGACTTCAACAGAAGCCCCGCGTTGATGTCCTGCCCGGAGCGGATGCCGAGCGGGATGCCGAACGCGCCGATTTCGGAGAAGCGTTCCCCGCCCAACGCCGTCGGGTCCGCCGTCCGCGCCCCGCTCAGCCGGTCGCGCTGGTTGACGAGCGCCTGGATGACGGGCGAATTGGCGATGACTTCGGTGGAGTAGCCTCCAGCCTGCAGGTTCGTCGGGATGAGGTTTCGGAGCGTGTTCACGTCCATCCCCAGCTGGGCAGCGAGCGTCTGAATCAACATGTCGCCCTGGGGGTTCACTGCCGACGCCATCGCCGTCGCGCCCGTGGATGCCGGGATAGGGGTGTTCGCCGCAGCCTCCGTCGGAGCGCCCGTGAAGGGGCCGGTGTTCTGCGTGGCGGCGGCAACGGGCGTGCTCGCGGTGGGCGCGTTCGATGTTGCGCCAGCCTGCGCCGTGCGTTGGCGCGTCATCAGCGGGTTCACCGGGTTGGCGAGGTCCACTTCGGGGCCATCCTGCCATTGGCCGGCGGAGTTCTTCGTGAGCGGCAAGCCATAGGCCCCCGTGGGCACCGGCGGGGCGGCCGGTTCCGGTACAGGCGCGGGCGCACCCGTTCCGTCGGCCGCAATCGGCCCCGTGACGATCTGGTTGGTTCCCGTGAGCGCCTGCGTACTCGACTGGAGCGCCTGCGTGGTCACCGGGTTGACGCCGATGGCCTGCGGAAGCTCTTCCACGCGCGCGGCGGCGAGTTGCTGGTCTACGCCCTGAATACCGCCCGGCTCCGACGCTTCGATGTTCGCGGCGGTTGCATCCGTACCAAGCCACGACATCGTTTGCGGGCCTTGCGAGGCATAGCCGGGGTTGGCGGAAACAGCTTCCGTGAGCGGGACGAATCCCGCCTGCGCGCCCACGGACTCCGCAAGCTGCGTGTCGCCATCCATCGCCGCCGGGCCACCGACCACGGGGCCGGCTGCCGAAGGGCCGGACGGGGGAATCGCGCCCATCATGTTCGCTGCCGCCGTCATGTTCACGAACGAGAGCGGGATGTTCAGGTTCTGCATGTAGAACTGGTGCGCCACCCAGTCCACCGGGTTCTTCGCCAGCTGCACGCCGACCTGGAGGATGTTCAGCGCCATCGTGCCGTTAAACTGCCGGCGCTCTTCGGCGATGCTGAGGTCGAACTGTCGTACCTGTTCTCCGAAGGATTTGTTGAACTGGCGGGCATTCTCGGCCCGGTCCGCGTTGGCGATGCCCACCGTTGCGGCGGTGCGCTCGCGGTCGGCGGCAACCTGGGCCATGCCGATGGTCAGACGGTTAGCGGCGTCCGCGGCCTGGGCGTTGGCCGAGATGAGCGCGGCCTGCCCCTGCGCCCGGTCCTTTTCCGCCTGCGCTTCGGCGGCGATACGGCCGGAAACGGAGTTGTACGAGTCAATCGCCAGTCCGGGGTCAACGTAGGGGATGTTCTGGAGCGGCTTTCCGTCCGGGCCTACGGGATTCAGGAACGCTGCCTGCTCCTCCGGCGAGAGGCTGTCCCAATTGTTGAAGGCGTAGGCCGCCGCCTGGGCGAACGCGCCGTAGGTGTGCGGGTCGAGCGCGCTGCCGCCGCCCGTGGCGTAGCTGGACGGGTCGATGGTGGTAAGGCCGCGCGAGTTGAAGGTGTCGCTGGCGAAGAAGTTATTGGCGAAGGGGGAGTCCACGCCGTTCTGGTAGTTGACCGTCCACGAAATCGCGTGCGTCGCGATCCATTCGTCCATCGTTTGCGGCCCGGCGTTGACGGGGGCCGAGGCGCGGGGGTCGGCGTTAACCGGATATGGTGCTGGCGGCGGCATAGCCTACCTCCCGAGGATCGAGGGCGTGATGGTTCGCGTTGCCAGGCTTGGGCCTACGCGAGTCGGGGTCGGAGTGGATGTGGCTGTTGGATAGCCGGAGCGCATCGGCAGCTGCGGCCCTTGCTGGCGGCTCGCGAGGTCGTCCGCCAACCGGAACGCGGATGTGTCTCGCACGGGTTCTTGTCGGCGACGCTGGCCGAAGCTAAATACATCGGACAGCCGCTGGGCGGTAGCGGAGCGGGCGGTGGTGCTTGGCCCGGCTTCCCGCGCCGCGTTATCCGCGGCTTCACCCTCTTCGGCGCGCTGGCGGCCCCGGTCGGTGATCTTCGGCCCACCGCCGAATGCGGAGTTGGCGGTCGATACGCCGCTGCTCGCGCGAGCGTTGAACGCGCCCGCTTGCCCTCCGCTCATCTGAAAAGGGTAGGGCTTGCCCGGAACCTCGGGCAGTCCGGCGGACACCATCTCGCGGGCCTTGTTGTAGAAGTCCTCGTAGGGCGTCATGCGCTTGTACGGCACCGTCGCCGCCATCGTTTCCTTCCGCATAAACGCGCCGGTCGAAGCAACCGCATCAGCCTGGCGGTCGGTTTCTTCGGTGTATTGGTCGCCCGCAATCTGGCGCGCTTCGGTGCGGATGTCCAACTCGCGATTGAACGCATCGGCGGCGTTCTCGGCATCTATCAGCCGCGGGTCGGTGTCCGAGTAGTGGTCGAGAATGGTGAGCAGGCGGTCAAGGTCCTCGCCTTGCTGCTCGTAGATTCTCTCCCATTGGTCGAGCGAGTCCGAGAGGGAGTAATACTCCTCTTCCTCTTCCGGGGTGAGTGGACTAATCGGCTCCTCCGGTGGCGCGACCGGGTTCCTCTGGGCGTCATAGCCGGAGAAGTCCGACATCGCCTTGTTCCACGCATCCCATTGGGATTCGTAGGCGGCGATTTTGCGGTCGATCACATTCCAGCGCGCGAGTTTCCCGTAATAATCAGCCGTACTAAACGGCAGTGCGGGAATATCGTAGGCCGACACATCGAAGCCGCCGGAGCCGCCAGCCACGCCAGCGGCGGCGGGCACTCCGGCGGCGGCATCGGAGCGGAAACCAACCCGGTTGTCGCCGGACGCCTGGAATCCAAGAATGTCGCTAGGGTCGATGGCGTTTCCGTTGGGGTCCAGCACGTCGAAGCTCAGGTGCGGCCCGGTCGAGGCCCCCGTGTTTCCGCTGGCGCCGACTACGGTGCCGGGGCCGATGCGGTCGCCGACGCGCACGTCCGCGCTGCTCAGGTGGCCATAATTGACCACACGCCCATCGTCCATCCGCACTTTGACCGAGGTTCCCCATCCGTCCGAGCCGGGGCCAGCCTGGATGACTACGCCGTCAACGACGTTTGTGATTGGGGTTCCTACCGGAACGCCGAAGTCCACGCCCTTGTTGATGCCGCCTGAATCTAGCGGCTCATTCGTCGGCCCGAAAATCGCTGTGATGGGGGAGCCGGCCGGTACTGGTAGTGCCATCGTGAGCTACCATCGCGCGTCACTCGCCGTCGCCCGGAAAGGCAGGGGGCTGCGGCAAAAGAGTACACCTTGCTTGCTCCGGAGTCATTAGTGGGGTTAGTCTGGCACGCAGAACGACTGATGGAGGTCGTGCTTGTCGCCAGAGGCCCCGGTACAAGAACCCGCCGGAACGCCGTCCCCAGCCGCGCCCATAGAGGCAGCGCAGGATACGGCAGTTACCACAATCGAGCGCGGGAACGTCGTTAGCCACGAGTTCCGCAACCCGGATTCTGCACCCAAGAGCGAGACGCAGACCCCGGCAACGGAATCGGCAACGGCCGAAGCCACGGCAGCCACAGAAGCCGCAGCGCCAGAAGGCGAGCGAACCGCAGCTGACGACATCTCGGACGATGAACTTAAGCGTCTAGAGAAGTCGGCAAAGCTCCAGGCCCGCATCGAGCAATTGGCGAATAACAAGGCCGGAAACCTCGCTCAGCGCGACCGCGAACGCATCCGCGCAGAAGAGCGTCAGCGCTTCCAAGAAGAGTCTGCCGCATGGGAGAAAGCCGACGAGGGCTATCAGTTACTCGTTAGCAAGGGCCGCGACAGCTTCAAAGAGCGCTATGGGATGACGGAACCGCAGGCTGCGGCGTGGGAGGCGAACTACCTTGCGGAGCGCGAGAAGCGCGATGCAGCGCCACAAGTACAGGCCACTCAGTCGGACGAACAAATCCGTTCCGACTTCAACAGCGGAGCCATCGCGGAGTTCCAGGCCGGCATCAAGACTTTGCTGCCCTTCTATGGCGACTTGCCAGAAGAGACGCGCAAGACGATTGAATCGGCGAGGTTCGACCCCGAAGGCAACTGGCTTGCGGATTCCCTCGAAGCGTTGGCCGCGGGCGTAGCTGCCCGAGACGAACGAGTCGCACGGGAGCACAAGGCGGCGCTGGCAGAGGCGCGAACGGCAGGCGCAAATTCCGCGCTCGCCGACCGCGAAGAGGCGTCCCCGGTAATCATCGACCCGAAGCCAAACAACCTCGCTGCGATGAGCAATGCGGAGTTGAACATGGCATACGCGGAGAACGTGATAGACCGGACGACGTACAACGCAGAGAAGAGGCGGCGCGGGATCGACTACTAAGGAGATCCCACCGTGGTCAACACTGGCAATACCACCAGTACGACCCTGGCCAACGTCATCGCGACCGTTCTTTCGCGTGCGAAGGACGTGATCGAGAAGCCAACCGTGATGAGCGAGTTCGTCACGAAGGTCAAGCTCGAAGATGGCGCCGGCCTGACGTACAACTGGCCCAAGTTCGCAACGAAGCTGGACGCCCAGGCGCTTGCCGAGGGCACCCCGATCAACAACCCGCAGAAGCTCATCCCTTCCTCGCGGCAGTTCACGACCTCGGAAGTCGGCGTCCATGTGGTGCTGACCGACAAGGCCATTCGTGTGACGCCGGAGAAGATGGTCGCTCGCGCCGGCCGCTTCATGGGTAACGCCATGAAGCGCAAGAAGGAAACCGACCTTCTGTCGCTGTTCTCGGGCCTCTCGCGCGACCTCGGCACCGCAAACAACCCTTTCAACCCTCAGTTCCTCTCGGCTGGGTACGCGCGCCTCACGGCGGCTGCGGAGTCCGGGCAGAGCGAGCCGGTTGAAGGGCGCGTGTACGCGGTGCTCCAGAACTTCGCGTACCACGACATCCTGGCTTCGGGCGCGACCCTCGGCTCGAACATCAACACCTCTTCGGGCTACTTCCCCATCGAGGGGCTGACCGAAGAGTTGGTGAGAAACTACCGGCTCAAAGAGCTTTACGACTGCGTGATCGCCCTGGCCCCGTTGATTTCGATTGACGGCTCGGACGATGCAGTCTCGGCGATTTTCGGCGAGGAAGCCTTCATCCTCGTCAACACGTCTGTCTCGATGCGGATGGAGCGAGAGCGCGACATCTTCATGCGGGGCGAGGCGATGGTCATCACCAGCGAGTACGGCACCGGCGAACTTGACGACCAGATGGGGATCAAGTTGACCGCCGACGCCACGGCTCCGGTCGTTTAGGGAGGAGGCACAGAAATGTCTTGGGCCTTCGCAGAAAAGTCCGTCAGTTCCTCGATGGCGCTCAACACCGCGGGCACCGTCTACCACATGTTCTATTTCGCCAAGAAGGCGCGCATCAAGCGGTATTGGGCCGTCCCGCAGGCAGCCCAGGCCGCGCACTCCACCATCGTCGATACCGTGACCTTCACCGACAAGAGCACGGACGGCAGCGGCTCGACGACTCTGGCGATTCTCACGAACGACTCCGACCTCGCCGATTCCACGACTCGCGAAAGCGGTGCGTGGGTGGCGTTCGACGCGAAGTTCGTGGACACCGAGGACCGCCCCGGCGCGCCCGGCAACACGGGCAACGTCGCGGACGAAATCGCTGCTGGCACCGTCATCTCCGTCGCCGTTCTCGGCGCCGGCACCACTCCCGATGCCAACTGGTTCACGGTCGGCATCGACTTCGTGGAATCCGACTAGGCGCACCGAGGGGTCAAATGGCCGTCACCATCCAAACGCGGAAAGCAATGCCAACGGAGCTTGATGAGCTTTGGCGAGACTTCCGGCCACTCACCGTCTCCGAAAAGGATGTCACGGTGGGGCCGAGGCTCGGCAAGGACATGTTGCTCCGGGTAGAGCAGATTCGCGTTGTGGAAGTGGTGTTCGTTGACCCCGAGGACGCCAACCAGGTCCGCAAGATTTGCTTCGAGCTAGGCCCGGCGACCGGCGAGGACGCGATCACGATCCCCTGTGAGGGGGCCGTGGACATGGCCCAGGTCCGGGATGTCTGGATGGCTCAGAAACAGGAGCGGATTCCCCAGCACATGCGCGAGCGGGCGTTGCGCCAGGAGGACCGTGACCGGCGGTTCTACGAGGGGCTAGTGCGGGAAGCGGACGAACAAACGAAACGAAAGCTCGGCATGTCCACGTTTGGACCGGGCGGTTCGACTCAAAGGAGCACCCCATGAGCCTCAATGCAGGCACGGTGCTGGCCCGGCTCACGGAGTTGGGGCACGACACCAGCATCACCAAGCAGGTGTACCGCTCGGAAATCAACGGGCAGACCTGCGTGGTTTACGACCCGAACTCGCTCGCGGAAGTCTCCGTCCGGGCGAGCCAGGTAGACCACTACGTCGGCAAAGGCTTCCTCGTGGAGCTTCCTGCCGCCGAAGTCGAGGCCCCGGCCAAGAAAGGGGCGAAGTAAATGACGACCCAGCCAGTCAGTCTCTACGGCACGCGCCGCGGCGGAACCGGCGATGACAGCATCATCGACCAGCTCCGCACGACCGAAGACCGCGACCTCCTGGTTGCGTTGGGCGCTCCGCCCTACATGGAGTTCTCGCGTCGCTACGAACATCTGAGCGCCATGAACACGTCGGCTCTCGCGGCTCTTGTCGTGCGGCCGTCCACCACGGCGAACTTTACGATCTTCAACAACGAAGCGGCCGGCGGGAAGTCCTACGTGATGGACCGCATGTTCGCCTTCAACCTCGTGACCACGGCGGCACAGGCGAAGCAGGGTATGTGGTATTGTGTCCACAAGCCGGGCCTCGCCTCGCCGACCAACGACATCACCGCTCGCGCATCCGGGCGCGGCAACGGGGCCGTCGTCACCACCAGGTCCGTTGCCGACACGGCGATGGTCGTTGTGGATGACGGCTGGTTCCCTGCCGGCAACTGGTCGGATGTCGAGCCGACCGGCGTGCTTCCGGGCGCGATCATGGAGCACAAATTCGAGGGGCGAGTCATCGTTCCCCCGCAGTGCGGTATCTCCGGCCAGGTCATCTCCGGCGTGGTGGGCAACACCTTCACGATGGGCTTCTCCTGGTGGGAAATCCCGGCGGCCAAGATCACGCTTGACGCGTAGTAGCTGAGGGGGCCGGGCGACCGGCCCTTTTCGGAAAGGCAATCCCATGCCGTATCCAGCGGGCTTTCGGGCCAACAGACAGGGCTTTACTCCCGGCACCAAGACCGTCACGCAGCAAACGAACCGCGCGACCGGGGTAACTCTCGACGCTCTGAACGGCACAATCGTCACGAACAACGCCTCGCTCGCGGCGGAAGTGTCGGCAGTGTTCACCGTCACGAACGCGGAAGTGGACATCGGCGATGTCATTGTGCTCGCGATTCGCTCGGGCATGGTGGGGCTGAACACGAGCGTCAGCGTCACGACAGTCGCGGCCGGGTCGTTCGCCATCACCGTCACCAACGGAAACGCCGCGGCGGGCGCTGCGGAAACCGGCGCCATCATCATCAACTTCGCCGTGATCAAGGCGTAGGAGTGGGCATGTTCAAGAAGCGCAAGATACGGAAGATCCTCGGCGGGCCGGAGTCGGCGGACGCTTTCATTGAGAAATGGGAGGCGCTGGCGGCGGGTGAGAGGCCCACCCCGGACACCTTCTGTCTGCTTTGCGGGACGGACATCTATCCCCACTCCCACTCCGAACTCCAGATAGCCCAGCGCCGAGGCCACATCAAGGCGCACATCGAAGCGGGCATCAAGCTCGCGTAAGGAGGCCCGACGTGGCTGTTTTGAGTTACGTAACGGTTGCGACGGCGCTGGAAGCGTTCGATGGCGCTGAGCACTCTTCGGAGGCCCAGCAGTACCTCAACTCCATCGGCGGCGACACCGTGGTCATTCCCGGCTCCGGCGCGGTCGTACCGGCTTCGCAGGCGCTCGTCCACAAGCGGAAGCACGCGCTGGACCGGACGATTCGCGACGGCCCCGATGCTTTCCCGGCGCGGCTGAACCTGACGCGGGAGTCGCTGCGGAACGATGAGATGCGCGTGACGCTGCCAGCGTTCGCGTACGACGCGACCCTTGGGGTTGACTTGATCACCACGCCCGCCGACCTCTACAGCGCACTCGCGGCTGCGGATGGGCAGGAGTTGGCCGCGCTGCAAGCCTCACTTGGCAACGTCAAGGCGCGGATTTGGGATCTGTATGCCAATTACATCGCTGTCCCAGCGCGCGACTACCTGTACTACTACGCCAAGGGATTCTATTGGAGCGAAGTCATCGACGGCGAATATATCGACCTCTCGGGGACTGGAGAGGCGTGCTCCGAGACGGAGATCATCACTGGTGGGCAGACTGCCATCCTTACGCTGTCGGGTGGCTTCACATGGGCGGCCGAGGGGGCAACTTTCAACGCGCTCCGGCAGGGCTTCATTGATGCGATCTCGCCGGGCGGAGTCCAGGCAAACGGGTTCGAGGTAGAGGTCATCCCGTTGATGGCCGTAGGCGATGTGGTCCGCACATCCGACACAGTTGTCACCATCACCTTCCCCGCCGCCGCCGGCTACTCCATCGAAGGCGACCCCGAAAGCTGCGACATCTACGTCCCGCCCAAGGCCATCATCACGCCGCCTGGCGGTGCTGTGCAGATCCTCCGCCTCGCCGGCGCCGTCACTGTAACCCCCGACTAAAAGGAGCTTCCATGCCCACTGCAACCCCCGTTTCTCCTGCCGACATGCGCTCAATCATCGACCCGATGGATGCCCTCGGGATGGAGGACGAATATCGCCGCTCACAGGAGGACGCGGCGGGCGGAGTGACAACCGCCGCCGATGTCATGGGCATCCCGCGCGGCATCGACCAGGACGTTCTCGACGGCTTCGAGGGCGAAATCTTCGAGGACAAGCAGCCGATGCCGATGCCCGAGGGGATTATCAGCGAGTTCCGGCTGTCCAAGGGCGTCCACCCTGACAGCGAGCTTGCCTATGCCCCGGAGGAAATGGTCGGCGGCTCGGCGAACCACGAGCGCCGGATTGTGTTCGACTGCCAGGGGCGCCGGGTGGAAGTCCAGTTCGCGAAGCTGCGGCACTACCTGACGAAGCCGTGCGCGGAGCCAAAGCACAACCACCGGGCGTTCTACGCGACGGTTGAACAGTCCGTGCGGTACGGCGGTGCGAACCCGCCGGCGGAACCGTCCATCCCGTGCCGGCTTGCCCCACGCTGTACCAAGATGTTCAGTTCGATTGCGAACCGGGACGACCACTTCCGCAACCGCCATCAGAACAGCTTTCGCCAGCACACCGAAGGGCGCCGGATCGAGAACGAGGATTCGCAGCTGGCGACCAACGCGGCGATGCTCAAGGTGCTCACGAAGATGGCGGAAGCCCAGGGCGTCGTCGTGGATGACACGGGCGAGCCGGATGATGAGATGCCGGAAGGCGGCTATACCGCTATCGGGGTGCCCTTCGATGGTTCGGCGCTCTTCCAGCAGGCCCGGACACACGCGGCTCCGGCGGCCAAGAAGCCCGCTGCCAAGGCCAAGCCCGCGAAGAAAGCCCGTGCCGTGCCGACGAAAGCCCCGCGCCCGGAAGGGACTCCGGCGGAAGGCTGGAAGGTCTACCACATCACGGACTGGCTGGCTGAGAACGGCCATCCGCTGCCGAAACAGACGTTCCCGCCGATGAAGCTGGGCGACGTGCTGGCCTACGCACAGGGATTCGTCCCGAAGGAGTAGCGGATGGCGACGATTCTCCGCAAGGGACTGATCCACGTCCGCAAGACGATCGCTTTCGACGGATCTGCCGGGAACGGCGCTGTTGGGACGGTCTTGGTGTTCACCATCACGGGCCGCGTGGCCGTCCAGTGGGTGAGTGCGCAGTGTACGGAGAACATCGTGGACGCCGGGGGCGGAACCCCCGCCGTAATGGCGATGGGCGTCGTCGACGGCGAGTCGTGGATTTACTCACAGTTAGAACCCGATGGCCTGCCGTCCGGTTCCTTTTGGACTACCATCGGTGGCTGGTCGGTAGCCGCGGGCATGGTTCCCTACACGATCGGGGACTCCTTCACCGGTAGTGGCCCGCTCGCGATTGTCGGAAACGTCATCATCACTGTTGAAAACGAAGCGATTACCGACGGCACGCTTGTCATCGACTTCTGGTACTTCCCCATGACCGACGACGGGGCGCTCGCGGGCGACGACTCCGACGAGGGCGCAATCGACGGGTACGACCTCGAAGAAGCGATGCGGATTGTGCTGGCGGCGCTGGCGGGGAAGGTGAGCGGCGCGGAGAGCAATGAGCCCGTGTTCCGTTCGGCCGACGACGCGAAGGACCGCATCACGGCGACCACCACGGCGGCGGGAAACCGGACTGCCGTGACGCTGGACGGTAGCTAGATGTTCTTCGGGAGCGCCTACTTCAATCCGGGCTACTTCGCCATCGGCTACTTCGTCGCGGTGCAAACCCGAGTCGGCGCTACACCGAAAGCGGGAACGAGTGCTATTCTTCCCACACCAAAAGCAGGTTACGCCCTCAACACGCCAGTCCCGAAAGCGGGCGGCGGGACGGATCGGAACCAGCGACCACTACCAGGCAATTAGCCTCGGGAGTCCGCTGTGGCCGAAGCGAATGTTTCCCTAACCGTCGTTGACCCCGACAAACTCATGTCGGCGACCACTTCGCCGTATGGGTTCGCGGCAGCTTCCATCAAGCTCTATCGCTACACGACAGAGGCGCTGGCGCGTGCCGCGACTTCGGCCTCTCCGGGCGGCACGCTCGCCACTACGTTTACGCTAGTAGCGTCCACGACCACACCGGCAGACCCGGACATCGCGGGGCCGTACCGCTTCGGCTATTACGATTCCTCCCAGGGCGCGGGCAGTTGGTATCGGTATTTCATCCAGGACTCGGGCGGCTCGAACCTCTCGCCGATGTCGGACCCGTGGGAAGCCGATAACCGGCCTACATGGAAGCTCCGCGACATCCTCTTTGAAGTCGGCTCCGCGATGGGCGAATCGGTGCTCAAGGGCGTTGCCGCCTCGAACTCCACGGCGGGACTGGTGGACTGCGACCCGCTGTTCAAGACGACCTTTCAAGACGCCCGCTTCCACGAAGGCTGGTGGCTGTTGTGCTCCGAGGATCAGGCCGGCGCTTCTGCCGCACCAGAGGGCGAAGAGGGCCGCATTGACTCCGTAGCGGTGTCCACGGGCATTGCGACGCTGGAACGCGACCTGAGCGCCGCCGTGACGACGGGCGACACCATCCTCATCTCCGCCTTCACATCGTTCGCTTCGATGATCCGGGCGATTAACCGGGCGCGGGAGCGCATGAAGATGCTCGTGACTCACGACATCGCGCTCACCAAGAACGAGAACAAGTACCCCGCGCCCTACGGCGTGCGGTCGGAGTCGGACATCATCGACGCGGTTGGCGTGATGGTTGACCCGGCGACCTACTCGAACCGCGAAACCGAGTACGAAATCCCCATCCGCATCGAGTTCGACGGCTTCCGGGGATGGATCTACGTCGATGCCGACATTCCCCTCTCGTCCATCCTGCGCGTCCGCATGGAGCGTTCCTACCGGGATGTCGAAGGGAATCTCACGCTGATGGCGGATTCCACCCAGGCCCCGATTGAGTGGCTTCGGCCGGCGGCGGCGTATGCGATCTCCGAAATGCTGGCGGATGACGACCCCGACAACGCGGCGTTCGGCCAGATGGTCGGCCGCTGGCGGGAAGAGGCTTCGCGGGCGAGTGGGGCCTATGCCCCGGAGATTGTGCGGAAGATCCGCCGGCGCTCGCCGACGCTGCCCGGTCCGGTAGGTGCGCCGTGGTAGCACTCATGGGGCTAACGGCACCGGAGATGAAGAGCAACGAACGGCTCATCACGGATGAGGGCCGCCTTATGCCGATGGTGGCGATTACGTTCGCGTGCCAGCACAAGGCGCTCGTGTCAGTTCACCCCCATGCGTGGAACTTCTCGTTCTGGTCGCCGTTCGTTTGCCGTGGCTGCCGGAGCATCGAACCGTGAGCGTGCGCCAGGGCCAGCCGGCCGACAGCGACCTCATCATCGACAGCGTTTCGTACCCTCTGGACGATACGGCAGGGGCCGACCCGCCCCACATCATGCGCGTGGTGGCGACCCAGCCGGGCGACTCCAACCAGGAGTTCGAGCGGCGCATCGAAAACCTCGCGCAAGGCTTCGGGAACTCCCGCTACATCCGCGCCGGCGGCTATGACTACGCGGACACGGCGAACCTCCACAAGCGCCTGAGCTTCCTGCCCGGCGCGGCGGTGACATCGCGCCTCGGGGCACTCACGGCGCCGACTGACCCCGGTGGATTCGCGGAGTATTGGGACGGCACGGTTGCGAACCGGCGGCTCATCATCATCGCGGGCGCGCGGGCCTATGAAGTGCAGGCCAACGGGACCATCAACGAATACAGCCTTGCGGCGCTCGTTGGCTCCGGCAAGGCGCGGATTGCCAAGCGGTACAAGGCCCCGACTGCGATGACGGTGCCGAAGATGTACATATCGGTCCAGGGCGGCGGCGCTACGGACTACATGATCGAGCGCACGTCGGCGGGCACGTATGCCGAGATAGCCGGGAACCTGCGGGCGGTCGCGGTCGCCACGGTGAAGGACTCGAACGGCGACGATGTGTTTGCGCGCGTGACTGAGGCCGGGAAGCTGAACCTCACGACAGCGGACACGGACCCCAGCCTGCTCGCATCGTGGGCGGCTTCGGAATACTCCATCGGCGAACACTCGGCACTGGTCAACGACATCGTGCAACAGGGGCGCTCCATCATCATCGGGCGGGCGGATGGCGCGTTCACGTTCGACTCCCTGACCAACGCCGTGCCGATTACGCGAGGGATGGAACAGACCCCCCACGACGACAACTTCAAGTGGTTCAAGGACTTCAACGGCCTGGTGCTGGCCCCTACCGCCGCGGGCCTCGTCTATATCGACGGCCTCGATTGGGACGTGTGCGGGCCAATTTCGAGCAATGAGGACGCGCGCAACCTGCGGGGCACGGAGACGGCGGTTTCCTCCCAGGCGGGCGCGTACCTCTACTCGGCGGTGTACGACGGCTCCGCGACCTCCTACATCTTCCTCGGGACGCCTCGGCGGGATGAGGGCACGGGGCACGGGCCGTTTGTGTGGCACGGGCCTATCGCGAGCGTGTCGGGCAAGGTCGTTGACCTCTTCGTCTCGACCGTATGGGGCCGGAAGCTGTGGCTTCTCACGGCGACCGCGTTCTCCACGATTGAGCTGGCGGTGGACTTTTCGCCGGCCACGGATGCCACGAGCGGGAACATCTACCTACCCGAAGGCGTGTTCGACATGGACGGCGGACCGGGCGTCATCAAGGACTTCCGCAAGGTGGAGTTCATCGCTCCGGCGGCGCGGCCCTTTTCGGCCACGAATGCATGGACGCTTTCGATGGAAACCACTCCTGGCGGCGGCTCCTATGTCGATGTCGATGGCGGTGCGACAGGTTCGGGCGATGGAGTGGTGGGTTCGCGATACTGGACGACGGAAACGAGCGGGAAGCGGCTGCGCGGACGGATTGAGTACAGCGGCAACTCGGGCGGCACGGCGGAGCTTGAAGCGGTGGTAGTGCGCGGCACGATGCGCCCGGAGACGACCGACGAACACGAGTTCCGGCTGCTCCTGGCGGACGGCGAACGCACCCCGCGCGGCGTTCGGACAGGAGCCACGGCTTCGGCTGCCTACGATGTGCTGCGCGGCTTGGTCGATAGTGGGCGCAAGACGACCATCACTTATGGCGAAGCGAGCTTCCAGGCGCGGGTGACGAGCATTCGTGAAGTGCCGGTGAAACCCGCTCGCGGGGGCGCTCCGAAGCGGGCGATCTCCCTGACCGTGCGGCGGATGGTGCTGGCGTGAGCGAAATCGTCATCACGCAGACCGAATTGGCGGACATCTCCGAGGACATCGTGCGGCGGCTGGCCCCGCGTTCGACCGCGGCGGAAGTGGAGCGCATTCGGCGGAAGCTGCGGGAAGTCGCGAGCGGCGTCCAACTGAACCAGGCGCTCACCCAAATCCTCAACACGACCACGGAGTCGAACACGGCGACGTTGGAGGCGATCGAGACGATCGCGGAGTTCCTTGAGCAGATTGCCAGCCTCGGCGAGTTCGGCATCCAGTGGCCGTTCAACAACGCTTCCGTCACCGACCTCACGGTTGCGGCTCCGGCTAACCTCTCGCTGACCGACGGCGTGGCGATGTACCGGGACGTGACGGTCAATAGCACCCTTACCGTGACCTCCAGTCCGGCGTTCCTGTTCTGCCGCAACCTCGTGCTTGGGGCCTCGGGGATTATCTCTGCCGATGGGGTTGGCGCGGCGGGCGGGGCGGCCGCTACAGGCCCAGCGGGGACAGTCGGCGAAACCGGAGATACTGGCTCCGGGCAGGTTGTCGGGAATGACCAGAATGGCACGGTCGGCACCGCAGGGAATGCCGGACAGAACGGCTACTACGGCGGGGACGCCCTGCACGGCATCGCCACTGGCGGCTCGGGGGGCGGTGGCGGTGGCACCCAGCACGCGGGCGACGGTGGTAGCGGCAGCGGGGGTGGCTCCACGGGAGGGGTAGCGGGCGGGGACAACACTGGCGGAGCGGGAGGCGACGGTGGAGATTCGGGAAGCACAACAGCCCTTGCCGGACCATCGGGCGGTACGGCAGGCGCCGTCCTTGGCGGCAATGGCGGCGCCGGGACGGCCGGTTCGCGAACGCATCTCCTGAGCGTCTTGGGGTTGCTTATCAGCTACTACCTCGCCCAGCGCGGCGGCAGTGGTGGCGGTGGCGGCGGCTCGGGCGCTGGTGGCCCTGGTGGTGGCGCTGGCGGCGGCGATGGCGTG